GATTGACCGCGCAGTTCCACGGATGCGCACGCAGCACGCGGTTGCGCACCGGCTCGTACAGGTTGGCTGCCAGGCGCGCGCGGTCGTTGTCATCCGTCATGGCGTTGATCGGATGCGCGCCAAGCATCAGGCACGCATTCGAACAAATGGAAACCGGGTTCGCTGCCATGGCTCTATCTCCTGCAAAAAAGGGGGCGCATGGCCCCCTTTCCTTGCTTCTGTTGCGGGTGAAGCGTTACGCCTGGATCGTTGGGATCTCGATGCGCACACGCTGATTGACCGGCGTTGCCGCGCCAGCGATCGTGCCGTAGATCTCCGCATCGACCGGCAACACGTAACGCTGGCCATCGACCAGCCTGGTGCCGGAACTGGCCTGGACGGTCTGAGCCGCAGTGATCGCGGTCGCGGCCAGGATGGCGGTCGCATCGATCGGCACCTTGGTCACCGCGTCGCGCAGGCCCACGGCCAGCGTGCTCGCTGCTGTGCCGGCGCCGTTGCTGACCGTCACCGGGCAGAGAATCCGCGTGCCCTTCTTCAGGATGATCCCGAAGTTGATGGTGTCCGCGATGTTGATCGCCGCATGCAGATCCGGCAGTTCGCACACTGCAGTCAAGGTCTTGCCAAGCGTGTCAGGCAGCACCTTGCGATTGTTTGCCACCTCATCGGGGAGGCGCCCATTTACTTCAGCCATGATTTTCTCCTTGCGATTTCGCGGCGGTTACTGGAAGGCGATCTCGACGACCTTCACCTCTTCGGAGCGCACTGCACCGTAAGAGGCGGCCATTGAGACCTGCAGGGTGTTCTTCTTGTCGGCGCGGCGGCTGGCGTTGCCTTCCGTGAAGCCCGTGCCGAAGTGAATACCGCTCTTGGCCCATGCGATCGCGTAGTAGGTCAGTGCGGTGAATTCAAGGCGCTCGTACGGCACCCACTTGAAGCCCATCCACTTCCCGCTGATGTCGCCTTCCTGCAGCATCTTCACCGCCATGAAGTCGGCGCTGGTCAGCGAGGTGTCGGCAAGTACGTCCTCGAGCATGGCGCTGTTGAACGCCATGAACAGCTCCTCGCCGTTGTACTCGTCGGCCTCAGCCGCACGGAACATCTTCTTGGCCTGGATGATCTTGGCCTTGGTGAAGCCTGTGCCGCCGTGTGCGATCTTCTGCCCGACAGGCAGCGGCACCGTGGCGCCGCTCTTGGTGAGTGCCAGACCGCGCGCAGCGTTGTAAACGATCTTGTCGATGCGAAGATTCTTGGCATTCATCAGGCGCTCGGTGTAGGCGCCCGTGGGATTGACCAAGAGCTTCGGCTCATCCGCACGATCGACCGGGAAGGCCTTGAAGAAGTCGCGCATCTGACCCACACGCGTGCTGTGTTCGATATCCGACCAGATGGTGTCGCCGTGGCGGGTGTTGTCTTCGTCGAGCTCATCGACGGTGGCGAGCATGTTGCAAGTGAAGCTCTCGCCGGTGATGGTGCCGCGATCAAGGACAGCGCCTTGGAAGCGGGAATCTTTTTGCTGGGCCAGCAGCCGGATGGTGTCATCCCACTGCTGCACAAACGCCTGGGGAATTGTCGAGGACATGATGACTCGCTCCTGAAATTGATTGAAGTGGTCGCCTTAGGTTGTCCAGCACCAGGGCCGGGCCTGCTGTCGCGGTGGTACGCCGGCTACAGCGCGCCACTGTCGGGCCATTTCGGGAGGTTGTCCGCACGCCACCACGGGCCTCAATGCCCGCGATGGTGCGTTTGACGTGCAGGCGGTTTCCCGCCTGTTGATAGCGTGGCTAGATTGCCAGACCGGGGTAGTTCTTCTCGTAGAAGGATTTGACGCGCTGACTAACCTCCGCGTGCTTAGGATCCTTCGGGTTGCGGTAGGCTTCCGACGCCATGAGTTCGGCGATGGTTTCCTGCTGGGTGACGTTGGTGTCACCTGGATGCACACCAGGGTCCTCACCCATCTCCGGCGCAACTGATGCCATCAGGCGCAGGAAGACAGGGTTGTTTGCCAGCCCACTCGCCTCGGCATCGGCCAGCGTAATGCCGGCCTTGTTGGCGAAGCCTTCGAACGCGCGATAAGCACCGCCCAGGTTGTCCTTGAACGCCTTGTCATCGGGCCATGTTTTGCGCAGCTCGGTCGCACAGAACTTGTCGTCGAGCATCTGGGCGGCCTGCACCAGCTCGGGCGCCGTGCGCATGTAACGGTCGAGCACATAGCTCACTTGCTCGTTCGTCATGCCCTTGGCGTGAGCGCCCTTCAGAAACTCGTTGGTGGTCGGATCAGCCTTGAAGGCCTCGAAGTCGAAGCCCTCGACATCGATCTTCGGCGCGTACTCCTCCGGGTTCTTCGGCACCGTGCCGCGATGCTTCTCCAGGTCCGCATAGCTCTGCGAGACCTTGCGCAACGAGGCCTCCATGTCGAAGGTCGCCGCCTCGCCTTCGCCCTGGAAGACACGGAACTTCTCCGGCACAGCCTCATGAATCGGCAGCGCTGTCGCGCTCTGACCTTGGGCCAGTAGCGAGGAATCTGCAGCGCCTGTCACCGCAGTTGCGGTAGCGCTGACCGCACTTGCGGTGGCAGCGGGGTCGCTGACGTTTCCAGTCGCCGCGCCCTCCCCGCCACCACCGCCGCCGCCACTAGCACCCGAGCCAGCGTCTGCCTGTTCCATGTATGGGTAATGCGGTCGCATCATGATTGCTCCTGGTTGGGGTCTGTATCGACGCCGTTGGCGCGATTGATCTGGCGCACGATGTACTCGATAACCTCACGATGCGCGCTGGCCTGGTAGGTCTTGAGTACGGCATCAATGCCGCCTTCGGTATGAACCTTCGCGTGCGCTGCAAAGCGCTTGTAAAGGTCTTCGAAGATCGCCGCACCACGGCGGTCTGTCTCGAATATGTCGCGGTACATGAACGCCATGGCGTTCTGGTCTTCCGCCCCGTCTTCCGTCCTTCTCACGGCGCGCGCTCTTCCCAGAACAGATTGAACGTGCCTTGTGCCGCGTCATTGACCGCCAAGCCGCCGGTCAGGGTCGAGAAGCGGATGAAGTAATCACCGGCCGGCAGGCCGCGCTCAGGCGTGCCACCGCCCACGTTCTGGGCGCCAGCGTTCTGCGCCGATGTCCTGACCAGCACCAGGTCCGATACCGTGCCGCCAGAGAATCCCCCGCCGACCGATACGGCTACCGCTGGCACGTAGGAGGGAGATGGCCGTTCGGCCATGCGATTGACACCAATGACCGGCAACGCAGTCCATGTGCCGGAGGCGCTCGCTCCGTTGAAGGCCTCGACGCGCAGCGCGCCTTGTGTGAGGGACAGCGACTGCGCGAACAGGATGAAGTCCTTCGGGCTGGTCACGCGCATCACCAGCGGAGGGCCGGCCACCGGGATGTTCAGCTCGAGGAAGCTGCGGAACATGCGCCCATCAAAAAACGACGTCTGGCCATCCTCGACACGGTAGCGGCGGCTCTCGCCGTCGTTGTCTGTGACCAGGCTTCCACGCCGGGTTTCCCAGCCGTTGGGCCCGAGAGTCGCTTCGCCGCTCATGCATTCACCATGTTCTGGGCCATTGCTTTCCCAGCCTCTTCGACGATAGGCGCGGCGGCAGCTTGTTGCTGTGCAGCCTGCTGGGCATCGCTGCGCTGCTTGCGCATGAGTGCGATCGCCTTGGGGTCTCGCAGGATCTTGTCCGCACCTACCGCCTTGGTCACGCTCTTGATTGACTCGTCTGCATCGAGCGGATCGAAGATCGCCGGATCCTGTTGCAGGCTGAAGATCTGGCCGGCCGCCATCCATGCGCGCTCGATGGCATTGACCTCCTCCATCTTCTGGGCCCGAGCGAACGGTGAGCGGTAGGACACGCTTGCCACCTTGCCGCGCAGTGAGTCCGGCATGGGCGGCAGGGCACCAGCACGCAGCGCGAGGCCGAAGCAGCGCTCCACCAGCGTCTTGAGCTTCTCGCTCTGCAGGCGCCCGTAAAGCGGGCCCATCAGCTGGCGGATCAGCGCAATGCGCTCATAAACCGCAGCAGCGGTCTCGACCGGGCCGGATGTCTTCGGCGTCAAATGGTCGGCCATCATGACGCGCTTGATCTTCTGCTCGAGACGCTCCTCGCTCATGACCGCCACGTTGAAGTTCGTCGCAGGCTGCAGCGCCTTCATCGAATCGACACTGTTGGCAATGATGATCTTGCGTGCGCCGACCTTGATCGTGCGTGGGTTGAGCACACCGTCGTCCTCGGCGATCCACATGCCGGCCACAGCCATGTCCAGGTTCTGCAGTTCCAGGCGCTTGAGCTCGTTGAGGCTGCGCGCGTCCGGCAAAGCAATGCTCGCTGGTCCCAGGCCATAAGGCAGGTTCGGCAGCACACTCCAGCGCGGGCAGACGAAGGGCTGCTCGTGGTAGCCGCTCTCCCTCACCAGCTTGCTCGTCTTCATCTCGACGTGACATGACGCAAAAGGCAGGTTCCTCGCCAGCACGCCGCCGTCATAGCCCTTGCGAGGATAGATCGCATGGACGAATTCCAGCTTCTCGTCCGGGTTCTTTTCCATCGTGCGTTTGACGGCATCACTGAGCTCGTCGCCACGGCGCTTGAACTGGTTGGTGGCCTGCTCGGCCGTAAGTTTGTAGGGCCGGTAGATCGTGTCGACCGGGCCGCCGCTTCTCGACTGCGCCACGAAGCAGCCACTGATCGGCCACCACTGGAACGAGTAGCCGCCTACTTCGCGGTCCTCGTCGATGAACAGTACGCCCCAGCCAGCGAGCACCAGCTCCTGCGTCGCCTCGTAGTCCTCTGCGTCGAAGTTTGAGGCGTGGATGTGCTGCCAGATGACCTCGGCGCAGCGTTCGAACCACTGCGTTTCCTCCTGGCTCTCGTGGTAGGCATCGAAGCCCAGCCAGATCGCGTTGGCCGGCGTCATGCCGGCCTGGATGTTCGAGGTCAGGATCTGGGCAGACTCGGCCAGCGTCGAGTCGGTGAGCCTCGCCAGCCGATCCTGCGTCTGGTTGGCGTCGCGCACTTCGCCCTGGAAGCCATCGACGCGCGATGGCAGGCTGTACTCGAAGACATCGCGCCACGGCTGCTCGTTGGGCAGGCGGATGGCCTGCAGCTGCTTGCAACGCTTGACGATGGTGTTGCCCTTCTCATCCATCGCCGTCAGCCTCCGAGCTGTGTTTTGCCTTGCGCGAGTAGCGTGGGACTGCCTTCGTTCGTGTTGGCGCCTTGCTCACGGCCTGCAGCGAGCAGGCTGGAGCCCTTGGCGCGACGCTTGCGCTCGATCACTGCCGCGTTGCTCGCCTTGGCCGCCTCGGTCTTGGCCGTGGCCTCCTCGGCCACCGGATCACGCGTGACAACGTCCGGCGTCTTGGGCTTCACGCCCAGGCCGATGGCTGCGTGCAGCTGGTCACCGCCACCGCCGAAGAAGCCGGCCGGGTCGTAGAAGCTCTTGGCGTTGCACATGGCAGCGCCCCTTTAGCGCAGGCCGACGAGCTTGGCGGGCTGCTTGGTCGAGACCAGCCAGCCCTCGTTGGTGAGCACCGGGCGCTCGAGTTTGTCAGTGTCGATGGATGCAGGGCTGGGCAGCTTGCCAGTCTCTGCAGGCGCGGCCAGTGTCGCGCGGCCAGGCTGGATGCGATCAACGACGGGTGCTGCGCCTTCCGGCTCGTCCAGGTCCAGCACGGTGTCACCGCCGTCGATCTGGCTTGAGTCCAGGCCTTCGCCTTCGCCTTCGCCTTCACCTGCTTCGGTTTCGGGCTCTTCACCCGGTACGCGGGCGGCTTTCTGCGTCTTTGACATGGCTGGGCTCCGGAATGATGGGGATCAATGCCCGCGCAGTGTCTTGCGCTGCCATGGGCGGTTTCCCGCCTGATTGCCTAGCGGTGGTGCCGCATCACGTCCGCCACCGATACGTTCCGGCCCTGCATCGGCAGCTCTGCCCTGGTTCGCCCCAGCGCCCAGCAGTAGAACTCGATCAGCATCTCCCCGTCGCAGTGCCGTGGCTCGGCGCCGCTGTTGCACCAGTCGCGCATCGTGGTGCGCGGGATCGCGATCTGCTCGGCGATGTTGGGAACGGTCCAGCCATGCTTGCGCAGATCTGCGAACACACGAAACCAGTCGATTCGCATACGGTTCAGCAGGTCCTGTGGTGGCAAAACGCGCACACGCGCGTGCAGGTCAGTCGCTCCCAAGTC